TGAATTACTGTCTCCTATAGAGATTCAAAATATTTGTAATAAGTTAAAAATTCAATCTAAAATTCAGGCATATTTTATTACCGATAGTTTTCCCAATAGAGCTTACTATACACTTAGTTTTTATACAGAAAATGACTATACTACTAATTCTATTGGTACTTATTTTGGAAACAGCTTGGTAAGTTCCGATAATAACATGAAGTTTGAGCCAGCAGAAGAATCAGAAGGGGAATGGGAAGAGGATCAAGAATAATGTTAACGCTTATATTATTACTGTCAATAGGTTTCTCCATCTTCTTTTATTCTAAACAGGAGGATCTTGATAGAGACATGTTTATCTTAGTAGCCGTCCCTATTCTTGTAATACCTTTGCTTATTCAAGTATTGTTAATAGCTAGTTTAATTAGCGGCTTAAACTTGGATTCTAGAATTGAGCTATATCAATCACAAAATGCCGAAATCGAATCTAAGGTTCAAGCCACGGTTGCAAGCTATTTAACTCATGAGAAACAAACTTACAAAGACCTCAAGCCCGACAATGCTATTGCTATTGTCTCGGCGTATCCCGAACTCCATGGTAATGAATTAGTTAAGAAACAGATTGAAGTTTACGAAGACAATAATAAGAAGATTTTAGGACTAAAAGAAGAAAAACTAAACCAGTCAGTATATAAATGGTGGCTGTATTTCGGGAGATAGATAATGGAAACTGTATCACTTGGTGAAGATAGCTTATTCCTTTGCGATTTAAGAAGAATTAAAGTTCAAAGTAAAAATCTTAGGTATGATATCAAAAAATTCATCTATTGGTATTGGTGCAAAGGTTATAGCGGGATTGGATGTGCAATATTCCTAGATAAGAACGATAAATGGCACATCATTGATTTAGGTCATTGCTCTTGCTTTGGCCCAGTAGAAGATTTGAAATCAGTACCGATGGAAAAAGAGCAAGTTCTTGATCTATTGAAAAATGGAAATTATACGTATTTCGATGAGGATGGTGATGAGCTAACCTATGTTGATTTAATTGATTATTTGGAAAACAGTAAGATGACTAAAATGCTAAAAATTACACAAGACACAAAAAATCTTTATGGGTGGATAGACCATGGTCATTTAGAACTAGAAGTTGAAAAAGAAAAGTGGAATAAAATGTCCTTAAAAAGACGTCGTACATACTTTGAGCGACATGCAGATATGGTTATCGATGATTATAAAGTTAAAGATTACCACATAGATGAGGCTGAGCCACTTGTAGTTAGGGAGATGTGATGGAAGCAAGTGGTATTTGGGAGCCATATTTTAAGCCTACAACTAGAGTTCACGATTCGGGATACAGGTGCTTTGAGTGTGGATATTTACAGATAGGTGCTAAAAATAAAGCAGTTAAGAAAGTCGTAATCGCCACTAGAGCTGACAATATCATGAATTCCGAGTGGTCGAGGGTGCCACAAGAAATTCACCTTGACTTATTAAAAAGCGGTGAAATACGAATTTTCAACAATGATAAGCGTCCGTACTGGTTTATTCCTGGCATTTCTGACGCTTATATTACGACGAATAAAGAAAAAGCCTATCCAGCATATAAAGATTTAGATGAAATCTGGAAAAAGCAAGAGGAAAAATCAAAAAATGAGTGAGGCAGATACAGGTGATTCCCGTAAGGTATTAACATTACTTGATGTTTATATGGAGTACCCAGTCGCAAAACTTCTCGGTGATGACCATTACTATATGTTTAAGCATGGTAGTCTTCATGGTCTTTTCCACCTAGCAGATGAGAAAGTTGTAAATCTATTAGCTATTAACAACGCTAAAATGCACAATGGCCAATTCTTAAAATTTATTGAATTTCTCGAAAAATTCGCAAGAGATAATAGTCTTAAATTAGTAATAGGTGAGATCTTCAATAAAAGGTTAGACAAGTGGTTTGAAAAAAGAGGCTATATAAAAGATCAAGATAATCGAGTGTACAGGGAGCTAGTATGAATAATACGCAAATTAGTCTCTGCAAAAACTGTTGGTGCATGACGCATACGATTAACGGTAAGTGTGGAAAATGCGGGGCTAGAAAGGTGAGCATTGAATGATAACAAAACATACTATTCGAGAGATATTGAATAAATATAACGAAGAAATCACTTATGAAAAGGACTTTTCAAGTTATTACCAGAAAGGTACTACTATAAGTTTAGGTAATGCGATAAAAGAGCGCAGTTATGACTATTTGGTAAATGAACTATATGAAAAAGTTTTTGAAGAACTCATGGAAAATGCTAGGTTGGAAGCTGAGTTAGAAGTATATCGAACGGTTATGGGAAATAGCAATTTTAAGATGGTTGCTGAGAAGATTAAGGAGAGTAAGAATGAGTGAAGTAAAATATAGAGCTTGGAGTAATGAACATCATAGGTATTGTGATTTTATTACTCTTGACGATATTGGGAGATGGATAGGCTGGATAGAAAGTTGTAAAATCTTCTTAACTACCATAGATATCATCCTCGAGCAAGCAACTGGGGTTAAAGACAAGAACGGTAAGATGATATGTGTTGGCGACATCGTTAAGATGAAATATCCATATGACAAACGATATATTGGTAAATTCGTTGTAGCAAAAGACCCTAATAGTCCACGAATTGGCTTATTGGACGAAACAAAAGCCGATGAAATATTTAACCTGTATAACTATATGTCTAATCATTACGAAGTTATCGGCAATATTCACGAGAATACTGAATTATTAAATAAAGACCAACCTAATGAAAAAGAATGAATTTGACGTCCCAGTAGATTGGGGAAAACTTAGTTCCCATAAGCCTGCTAAGCATTCCAAGAGTGACAAGCAAATCTACTGGGCAAAAATTCGTATGGCAAGCAAAAAAGAAGAAGTTCAATCTTGATAAAGAAGTGCAAGAAAGGAAAAAATAATGCTATATACAGGTCATAAAAATAAGCATATGCTTAACGACCAGAACATCGTCGATTTTATCCGGCTTAATATGGAACAAGATAGTAAACTCTTTGGCAATATTCCGTTACCAACCAGAGAACAAACAGCCCTTGTAATTAGAGCTTTGAGGATGATTCATATCTTGGATTATGCGTCCGAGTATGATGTCTCGGATTTACTTAAAATTGATGAAGTTACAAGGTTTTGGCCAACCATATCAAGTATTGGCAGGTTCTTCCGAGACGCTCCGTTAGAAGTGCTGGAAAAATATGAAATAGAACATAGGGACAACTAAAAATGAAAGATTTTATCGAACACTTAATCGAAAGTACATTTATAATAATCATCCTAATATCAGCACTAGCTGGGATTATATTGCCGATAATGTTGGTGGTGTGGCTAATTAAAGTGATTACAATATGAGGCGGATACCGAAGTATAATTCCGAACATAATCTCTATGAGCGGATCGCGCGATACTTGCAGCAACAGTACCCAGACGTAATCTATCGCTTCGATCTCGCAGCAGACCTTAAACTGACGCCTGGTCAGGCGGCGAAACATCATAGGTTACATCCGGAAAGGGGCTATCCGGATTTATTCATCGCAGAGTCAAGTGAAAATATAAATAGCAAAGACTGGAACGGTGTCGTGCGTGAGTGGGGATTTTATTTCGGACTCTATATTGAAATCAAAAAAGACGGCACCAAATTAAAACGCGATAAAGATGCTAAAAAGCCGTTAAAGGGCGAAATTAAAATCCGGAAAAAGGGAGATTGGTTTGATAAGCATATCGAAGAACAAGCCGAAATGCTCGAAAAACTGCGTGCGAGGGGTTATAAAGCTGAATTTGGGGTTGGGCTTGAGGAATGTAAAAAGATAATTGATGAATATTTAAGGAGTTAACGATGGAAACAATCATGTATATAGTACTAACTGTAGCCGCCATAGCTATGGCTTGGATGAATTATGAATATTGGAAGCTTAACGGATATCTTAAAGAAATGTCTATTGAACTCGAAAACTATCGTAGGCATTATGAGGTTGTTGTAATAAAAAAATCTAAAGAGACGGAGAAGATATTAAAAAACGCTAATTTGGAAAATAAAAGAAGCATATTAAGTTTCGTCACAATTAACCAAATAGTCGAAGCAATCCTGTCTCAGGCGCAATCAGACGTTAAACTGCCTCATGAGGACGTCCGAGAGGCTACATTTAAGCGCATGGCGAACGAGGCTACCATAATTTTGAAGACCGCTATGATTTGCGAATCTCATGGAATTGATGAGGCAATGGAGTACTATAACGGAACTCATAGTGAGATTGAATACAAAGATTTTATCGGAAATAAAGAATGAGCTATGTATCTAATAGAAACGATATTAAAGAAAAGTGGGACGAGTTCTGGCGAGCATCTGAAAGGCTGGGTAAAGTTCTGAAATGTGCTGAGCTTAATTCTACCTTTACCCAGAGACAAACAAGAAAATAAGAAAACTACCCTTGGTAATAGAGGTTGAATTAACTAAAAATCGTTCTTGTATAGTTGATTATACAAGTAAGCCAAGCCTCTATACTGTGCTATAATTGATATACAAACTCACAAGGTTTTACAGTGGCCTATAGTCAGCGGGTTCTCCGTAGTGGAGAGTAGGTACTAGTCTGAGCAGTCCTTAACACATGGGCTACTAAAAGATTCTTAGGGATCTTGGGATTGTGGTATCCGCAATCGAAAAATAGCTCTCTTATAAGGGCTATTTTTTATGGCTTATAATTTACGCTTATGTTTGTTATAATATAGTTGCAAAACACGGATTCCCGTGTTTTTTATTTTTCTATTAATACTAAGAATTGAGAATGAATAAAAAAGTAGTAAAATCTACTGTCAAGCCAACCACAAAAAGTGGACACAAACTAACACCTCAGCAGGAGCTATTCTGTCAATTGTATGCAGGTGATAGAGAGTTTTTTGGGAATGGCGTTCAGTCATATATTGAAGCTTATAATGTCGATACCGGTAAGCCTGGGTGGCATACAACTGCTCGGGCTGGTGCACATGAGAACCTCACAAAACCTCACATTTTGGAACGAATCGATGAAATTTTCGAAGCCCATGGCCTTAATGATCAATTTGTTGATAAACAACTTGAAAAGCTTATTGTGCAGGATGCTGACTTCAATGCAAAGATGAAGGCTATCGCAGAGTACAATAAATTGAAGGCTCGTATTACCGAGAAGCGTGATATTACATCCGGTGGTGAAAAGATTGATTCTGTGAGGATTGTAGTGGAAGATTTTTCAGGTGGTAAAAGTGCAACTAAAAATTGAAGTGCCGAAAGAGTTTAAGGTTCTTTTTGATTTAGATAGCGACCTTAGGCATATCGTACTCTATGGTGGTCGCGCATCGGGCAAATCGACATCAGTCGCTCTATCCCTATTAATCTTGGGGATGAATAAAAAATTGCGAATCTTATGTACTCGTGAGGTCCAGAATTCAATCGCAGACTCGGTACATAAGCTTCTATCAGATTTAATTTCCAAATATAAGCTTAATACTTGGGAAGTCCAGAAAGATATTATCAGGAACAAACAAACAGGTTCTGAAATTTTCTTTAAGGGTCTTCATAATAATTCCCAAAGTATTAAGTCTATTGAGGGCATTGATATTGTATGGGTAGAGGAAGCTCAAAGCGTCTCTGCAGATAGCATTAACACACTTGTGCCTACAATTCGTAAGGCTGGAAGCCGGCTCATCTGGACATTTAACAGATTGACTGAAAATGACCCAGTATGGGAATTAATCGTAAAAAAGGCAGATGACAGAACGTTTGTCCAGAGGATTAATTCAGACGCAATTGAATTGTTACTTAGCAAAGAAATTATCGAGGAGCGCGAAAAAATGAGGATTGATAACCCAGAGATGTTTGAGCACGTCTGGTTAGGTGAACCAATGACTGCTAAGACCGGTTCAGTATTCGGGAAACAGCTTGCCCAGGCCCGTAATGAGGGCAGAATTACGAAAGTACCGTACGATGCTTCTACTGGTGTTTATACGGCATGGGATTTAGGTATTGGCGATTCGACCGTGATTTGGTTCTTTCAAGTAGTTGGCAGGGAAATACATTTTATCGACCATTATGAGGGGTCAAATGAGGATTTAGGCCATTACATTTCGTATATTCAGAACAAACCATATCAATATACTACTCACTTCCTACCGCACGACTCAAAGGCTCGTGAATTGCAAACTGGTATGACTAGGGTGGAGTTTTTCAATAATCATGGGATCTATAATATTGAAGTGTTAAGACCAACTAATTTTAGTCTGGGGCAAGATGATATTGACCTAGTTGCACGTCCAAAATTCTCACTCTGTTGGTTTGATGAAGAAAAATGCCAAAGAGGCCTTGAATGCTTAAGGGCTTATCATTATGAATATGATGAGAAAAATAAACTCTTAAGAAACAAGCCTGAACACGACTGGTCCTCACATAGTAGTTCAGCGTTTATCTACGCTTTAATGGCTAAAACAGAGCAGCTGGATGTAAAGTTAAAGGTTAAATTCAAGTCTTACACCCCGAAAGCATTCCGTAAAACTAAGGATAATTGGGGTTAAATTATTGTAGGTAAAGTGGTTATGTTGTATAATATAAAAAATGGCGATGTGTTCGGTTTAGATTTGACTGAACAAAAGAAAAAACAATCTGGCGAAAAAGATGCTGAGCTACCAAAATGGCTTAGCAAATTTGAGCGTTCTTGGAATTACGCTAAACAAAACTACCACCAAAAGTGGGAAAACAACTGGAAGCTTTATCATAATATTCGAGTTAAGCGTAGTCATGACGGTGTTGTTAAAACTTTCGTTCCAATGGTCAATTCAGCCGTCAACACAATCGTAGCTGAGTTGTTTAACTCTAATCCTTTGGTTAATTACAGGCCTAACCACCCTGATCAGGAAGCTGATACTAAAGTATTAAACGAAATCTATTCAGATTTTGCTCTGAGGGATAACTGGGTTCAGAAAAACAAAATTAATGGCCGTCAAGGGCTAATAACCGGCAATTTTTGTACTTTTTATGAATGGGTCGAAGAACGCAATGGCGGTTATGTTCATAAAATAAATATTCCAATTAGGGATATGATTATCGACCCATCATCTTCATCTTACGAGGACTGGAGATATGTCGGTCGTAGATTTTTTGCTGACAAAAAATCTCTTGAAGAAGAAACCATTTATGATTTCAAAACAGATAGTTATAAAAAGCGCTATAAGAACCTCGATGAGGTTGTTTCTGGTGGCAAAGACGAAGACGATGATAAGTCTAAAAAAGACCAAGCTATTGGCTCCATTGACAATGATAAAGACCGAGTTGAACTAATTGAAATCTGGACAAAAGAGCATGTCGTTGTCATTGCTAATCGTGCCACGATTATCGAAGAACGTGAAAATCCTCACTATTCAATAGCAAAATCTCAGCTGGCACAAAGGAAAGTTGAGGCGAAGATTAGAGGCGAGAGTGTGGATGAGCACGATAAAATCGATGGTCTCTTACCATTTGCCCACGGGCGAATCTATGCTGATATTTCATTACCATACGGAGATTCTGATGTCGATATCATCGCAGACCAACAAGAGCTCTTAAATGAACTGACTGAATTAAACATAGAAGCCTTACTGTACACCCTTTATCCTGAGAAGACATTAGATCCAAAATTTTCAGAATGGATTGACGACATGGACCCGGCCCCAGGGAAAATCTATCCACTGCCAAATGGAGCGATGGTATGGAATAATCCACCATCAATCCCAACTGGAATAACACAAGAAAGATTGAATATAAAAGATGAGATTCGTGAATCTTCGGCTATTAGCCGTATATCTAAGGGTGCTAGCGCGACAGATAGTACTACTGCTACCGAAATCAGGAATATGCTTGGGCAAATGGATTCTAGAATTCAGGAGAAAGCCCAGACACTTGCTAATGAATTTTTCTTTCAAGAGGCAAAAATTGTTCTCAAGCTTATCCAGCTTTATGCCCCGGAACAAATGTGGGTAAGGACCCTGCAGGACGCGAATGTGTCGTTTACTGAAGTAAACCCAAGAGCTTTCCTTGGTGAATATACCCCGATGATAACGCTAGGCGTTCAACGTAAGTTGCAGGAATCTGAGGAACGTGATTCATATACTCAAGCCTATCAAATCCTAATACAAGACCCTACGAATAACCTACCGGCTCTCAAAAGGATTATGTTTAGGAAAATGTTCCCAGAATTAACCCAGGAAGAGATTGAGCAGATTATCGAACCACCTGAACAACCAGAACAAGTGCAACAGGATCAATCACCTCAAGGTGAAGAAGCAATACCACGAGATACCGGATTACCTCCACAAGAGGCTATGGAAGGTGAACAAAATGAAGGAGATGAATATGGATATTAAGGGTGAAGAGAAAGATAAAATCACACCAGTAGAGTGGAAGACCTTCTGGGATTCTAAAGTTGGCAAAAAGCTTATGAGCAAACTATCTAATTTAAGACAGTCGTATCTAGAATCATCTATGATCGCACCTCAGGGCGACGTTGTAAGAATGATAGACCGAGCCATAGGAGTTAATGCGGTGATTCAGTATATTAATGTCGGAATTGAGCACGCTAAGAAAGAATTGAAGGAGGATAAATAGGACGAAAACGTTGGTATTCAAGCATAACCGTCACCTCAACTCTTTTATTAATTATTAATTAATTGAGACAAGGGTCTCCACGTCGCCATTGTGAAAAGAGTTGGGCTGACGGGTTAAACGTAACCCGTCCGTACATAAAAATTAATCTCAAAGGAGAAAAAATGTTCAAAGAAGGTGAAACTGGAACTGAAGAAATGATTTTCGAGGACTCCACCGAGCAAACCGTAGAAAACCATGACGATTCAGCAGTCGAAGAAGCCAATGAGCAGTCAACATCTAACGCTGAAAAAACAGAGGCTGAATCAGCCGAATCTAATACCGATTCGCAAACTGATGATGATATTGTTGAGTTTTTATCAAAAAAGGGGATTGACCCTAGCGATCCGGAAGCGGCTCGTAAAATCGCAAAAATGTATAGAGATGTTGAAAAAGAGTTCTATAAAAAGTCTCAAGAAAAGGCCCAACTCGAGCGTGAAATGACACGGAACTCGGTTGGAGATGAAGCCCCAGCTGATATTAGAGCACTAGCAGAAGTTAGGGCGATGAAAGCCGAACTTGAGGCAAATAAATGGAAACAATCCGTAGAGCTTACACCTGAAGCAGAACAAAAAATGGTTGAGTATTTGTCGCAGCCTATTACAGATATGAACGGCGACCCATTGATTAATCCCGAGAATGGTCAAATCATGACCAGGGGTTTATTGGTAGTTAATGGTCAACTTTCACTTGATGATGTATACAAGATTTCTGGGGCTGATGCGATGAAAGCCGAATCAATTCGTTCTGAACTTAAGGAAGAGATTAAAAAAGAAATGGCGGCACGCCAAGCGTCCAAAAGACCTACTATGCAATCTTCAGATTCTTCACAATTCGGAGAAAAGGAAGAAAGCGACCCATTCCTAGATGGATTACTTGGCTAATTAATAAATTAGAAAGGATTTTCAAAATGGCTGTTAATTTAGCCCAAAAATACTCAGATAAGCTTGACCAAGCTTTTTCTCACGGTTCCTATACCGATGACTTCGTTAATAAAGACTATTCTTTTGACGGCGTCAAAACTATCAATGTTTACACTGCGACAACCGTAGCTCTTAAAGACTACGATCGCACCGCTACTGGTGACCGTTACGGTGGGAATAACGAACTACAAGATGTGGTTACTCCGTACACCTTGACGAAAGACCGTACCTTCAAGATTACAATCGATGACGGCAATGCTAAGCAGCAAGTTATGGCTAAGCGCGCTGGCGTCATTATGAAAGCTCAGCTACAGGAGCAAGTCGCACCAGAAATCGATAAATATCGTATTGCTGTTGCTGCTACTGGTGCAAACGCTGTCAACCAAAAAATCATCGCAACAGCGGGTAAAGCATATCTTGATACGCTCAAGATGGGCGAATTTCTCGACGAGTCCCAAGCCCCAGTTGCTGGCCGTGTCTTATACGTGACTCCAAAATTCTATACGATGATTAAGGATAATATTGTCACTACCACCCACGGCTCTGAATACGCAAGCAAGCTCATTGGGCGTGGCTTTGTAGGAGAGCTTGATGGTATTCCTGTTGTGAAAGTCCCTACCTCTTACATGCCAACCAAGACTTACGCTGTTATGTGGCACAAAGATGCCTTACTAGGCGCTAAGCAAATTGTAAAAACTCGCATCATCACTGATTCTGAATTGGTTGATGGTACTGTCCTTACTGGCCGCTTCGTCTATGACGCCTTCGTCTTAAACGGCAAAAAGAACGCAGTTGCATCAGTTGTTTATGCCTAATAGACAGTAACGTTATATAGGATAGCATGAAGAATAAAAGACACCCCACTCAAGGGGTGTCTTTTTCTGTGTTATACTAGGGATAATGGCGATGTGATAGGTTCAATTTTGGACAATTACACATTTGGCAATCTAGTGCGAAGAGTCAAAACTAGGCTCAACGATGAAGAATTTTCCGATGACATCATCAAGGAGTTCATTAATGAGGCTCAATTTGAGATATTAGGTGAAGATAAACATACATTTTTAGAAAAAGTCGACGAGATTGAAGTCTCTCCATTAGAAACGGAGCTTGATTTACCGCGAGACTATCAATCAACGTTTATGATCTTTGCAGTAAATAAAGATGGCGATAAAAGACAACTAGATTATATACCTTACGAAGACTTCTTTAACCTTAAATCATTAAACAAATACACAACCTTCGGTAATAAGGTTTTATATAAACTTACAGATAGTTCAGAAAGCCGTAATTGCTGGAAGGATAGTCTCACCATCCAACATCTCTATCTAGCAAAGCCTATAGAGATGGTCGAAGATGACGATGAGTCAATCCTGCCCTACGAATATAGCGAAGCGCTAATTTACTTAGCGTTATCGAGAGCGGAGAGATTGCGTGACAATTTTGATTACGCTCAAATTTATGAAAATAAAGCAGAAGTTATTATCACTAACCTAAAAACACGATATGGAATGAGGCAAATGAAATTAAAAAATCGTGCAAAATTACCACTTAACCTAAAATATGGAGATTAAAAATGCCTACCTCGCGCTTTAATAAGGTGGGGACTATCCCAAGTACCTCTACAGCCAAAAGTTCACCAGTTACTACTAATTTTTCTAAGGGTATCAAAACATATAAGCCTAACGACACAATGACCTCGGAGGAGCTATACTTGGCGCAGAATGCTCGTTTTGAGAGGATTGGTGAGTATAAAACCAGAAGAGGCTTCACAAGGCTCTGTGATCCAATTGGTAAACGTATTTTAGTAGAAAATTACCGAAGCTCTGGGTACTCTTTCGGCGAAGATAAGAAGCAATTTGGTGTTGTAGTTCCCAGCAATAGTGTTATTTATTCTCTTAGGGTCAAAATATTAGTCAGTGATGGCACCTACGGTATCCTTGAGGCTAGGGTCTACAATAATGAGGATAAATTAATTACTAAATCATGTGTAGATATTCCCGCTCAGAACTCGGAGCAAGAAGTAGAGTTTGTTTTTGTAGATGCCCAAGAAATTAAGCAGAACGAAAAAATTACAGTGAAAATCGGGCTCCAACATAATGAAGATAGAGAATTTAAGCTCGCGGCTTTGGGTGACGATGTTATGTATCGACTTTATACCGCAGAGGCAGGTTATATTCCAAACGTTTTTGAAGTAAATATTAATGGCGATAAAACGATTCTGTTCCCATTCATCACAGAAAATAAGTCAGAACTCTACAGAATGACAGGAGATGGTAGTGTGGTCAAAATCAGAGACCTCCCAGTAGGCACTAGGAATGTCAGATTTAATCAGAACTTGAATAAAATTAGGTATGTGGATGGCAAAGAGTCGGTTAATCTATTAGATCCGGTCAATTGGTCCACTTCGGTAATTCCGACTATGGATGCACAAACAGATACTGACCTTAAAGCTAAACTGTCAAATATTATGGATGGGCAGGAAGATAACCTTATTTATTTTGACGCGGAGGTGGATACTAAGGCAATTTGGTCTTATCCATATGGCACATTCTTAAAATCTAAGCCGATTAATTCGTATGATAAGTTTGATCGTGATTTTTACCAGAACTTCCCAGCGATTCAAACAGGAGACCCGCTCACAGCCATGTTTAAGCTTGGTGGTGTTATTTACATTCAAACAAGAAATCATAAGTATCAGATGTTTAGCCAAACTGCAGACACTTGGACTCAGCAAGAGTCTAACGCTCAAGGCGGTACATTTAGCCAGGAGTCGGTAGTCTGCGATTCAAACTATGCTTATTTCGCCAACGATAAAGGTATTTTTATCTTTGATGGTGCTAGTGAGTCATCTCTGACGGAATCCTCTATCCAGAATGTTTATGATTCTATCCCAGATAAGGAGAAGATTGTAGTAGATATTTACAATAATCGTCTGTACGTATTTTATCCAAGCAACAAGGGAGGGGCGAATGACAGTTGCCTAGTTTATAACCTGAACTTGAGATTATGGGAGAGTTTCGACACTAATACTTATGTGGCATCTACTTCAGGGCGAAGAAATACTTCGAATAGACTTATTTGTGGACATTCTAAGATTGGAATGTTAATGCTTGCAGAAGACCTATCTAACGACTATAACGACCTTGGTAAAGCAATTGATTTTGATATTAATACAGGATATCAGCATTTTGGCTCGCCTAGCCAACTTCACCGCATTACTAAATGGAGGCCAGAATTCGCAACCTCACAAAAACCATATACCGTGGAGTGTGGCTATGCCTTAGATTATTCAGACGATGTTAAATATGCTTTTTCAGTCAACCTTAAAAATAAAGCAAATATAAAAATGAATTATGTCTGGGATAATACTAGAGAATATGCGGGAATAGTCAAGACTAAGCTGACTACTATACCTAAAGTACATGGTGAATTTAAGCGGTGCCAGATTAGGTATCAGCATCATGCTGCATTTGAGCCAGTTAATTTCAAATCACATACATTAACCGTGCAGACACAGAGGATTCGATAATGGCTAATAGATTTACTCCAATACCTTCAAACGCTAACCTGCAACAGGCGTTACAACTTATTAATCGAGATTTAATGGCTCTGGATGCCGAAGCGACGACAAAAAAATATAAACAGGCAGGTGGTAATGCTGTCGTGATGGGGAGATTACCAAACAAAAAATACGGCATCACCTTAAGTGATACTGGTGGTAAACAGAGGATATTGCTGGGTCAGCATCCGAAAGATGGGCATATTGGCTTATGGATAACAAAAGAAGGCATAGACGTTATGGATGAATTAAACAAATGAATAATCCACGTAGATTTATCTTTAATTCAGATTTTCCAATAGACCACGTAATTTATATACAGGAAATCGAGGTGCCATTCTCATTCTTGGGTGTAAAAATTGCTCATAACTTAAATTTTACGCCTCTTCTTCTAGGTATCTTTTCAACGGATGATTGGAGGTCCTCTATGCCAATAGATACTCCTGTAGTTTCTGGAGAATCTACCGGCAGTATCCAGGTGAAGGCAACTAACAAAGATATAACGCTTATAAATTATTTTAGAAGCAGCAAACCTGCTAAGGTTAGACTTTTTGGACTGTTTCCAAGCGATAAAGATGTGGATGTGGTTACTCCATCAACGCGCTACTCTAATTTTAACTTTAACACCGATTTTAATTATTCAAAATTAGTTAAATCGGGAGTGTATGAGGTTAAGTGGAATAGCGGTGAAAATATATTATATGAACACAACCTTGGATACATTCCAGAAGTCGAAGTATGGCAAGAAAATGGTGAGGGTGAAATAAAAAAATTTATTAATACTTATGATCCAAACGGAGTTAATTATTCGAGCCTTGGAAGTAGAGTTGTTTATATCAAAATCACTGATGAAAAAATAGTAATACGTACCGACGGGGAGAATCAAGATATTAAAAAAATTCATTTTCGTATATATGGGGATCAAAATGGTTAAACTGTCTAATTTTATAATAAACTCGGATTTTCCGGCTCTTGCACAGGCCTTTCAAATTAATCATACAGTAACTAGTCATATGCATATGCCGGTAAGCCGTGAAAAATGGCGAGAGGACTACATAGACATAGTAGTGCCGAATGCGAATACAATTCAGCGAGTTAATATAAAATCACATTCATTAGGCATGATAATGCCAGGGACTGTTCAGATAAGCTATACTGACGCAGTCTATAGTGTATTTATAAAGTCAATTAACGCTAATACTATTCGATTAACCGTGCAATGCGTTCAATTATCTGGCGAAAGTACTACGCACACTGAAGCGTTTACGTTTAGCATCTCAGGATTCTATCTGCCATAATATGATATAATAAAAATAATGGCGATGTGAGAGTATAAATTTCACATGGTAAAATCTTTAGCAGAATACCAGGCTGAGGTCACTAGGAGTTATGAGCCCGCAAGACAAGCTATTCAGAACCAAATTAACGCGTTAGCAGGCCAAGAATCCCAAGGATTACAATCTCTACAGAATCAGTACAAACTGGACCAACAAACATTAGAGCGAAATCGAGACACTGCAGCTGAAGCAGCATCTCTAGCTGCTGCTGGTAATGGCGGTAGTTTTGGTGGGCAAGCAAACATTGCTAATCGTAAATATTACGCACAGACTTTCGCGCCAGCCCAATCTCAACTCCAGACGAACTTTGATAAAAGCCGTGGTAATTATATTTCTCAAATTAATCAAAATAGAATGAGTCTAGAGAGCCAAATGGCTAACTTGGCATCGGAAGCACATCGATATGGGATATCTAGATATGATGCTGCGGTTGCTCAGGATAAACAGTATGCTCTTGAACAGCAGAGATTAGCATTACAAAGAAGGCAGTTAGATCAAGATAACAGGCTTGCTCAATACCTTAATCAGGTCAATCAACTATCTAAAGAAAATCAAAGATTAAGAGGTAGTGGTTTTGATAGATCTTCGATTGATTCTAGTGGTAAATACGTTGACAGATTTGGCAATCAAGGTATCATCAGGCCAATTCAAACAACAGAAAAACGCAACGGTCGTGATGTTTTAGTTAATACGTATATACCTGGAATTTAAAGGAGTAAAAGGATGGCAGACAATAAGAAAAAGGGGTTTGGGTTAGGGGAGTTTTTATCCGGTCTTGTGGGTTTAGGCAAGGGTATAACAGATTCAGCTGTCAATGTAGGTAAGAGTACAATTGGTATGCTCGGAACTGGCGTAACTTCCGCTATGGACTTAATGGGCGGAGAAGAGACTAGGAGAGGTTATAACGAAGGTAAGAATACTGATGCATTCAAACGTTGGCTTTATGGCACAGATTCTAAGGGTCAGATTAATTATGGTAAAGCGGCGGGTGAAGCATTGGATGCAGCGACAACCTTAACTAATTTCCTCCCGGGTGGAGGTAGTCCCGCAGCTAATATCGCTCAAGGAGCCGTTTCGGGATTCGCTAATGAATTCAAAGAAAAAGGCAATGACGCCGATCTTGGTAATGCTCTAAAAAGTGCAGCTGCTGGTGCAGTTACTGGCGCTGCTACCTCCAAGATGAATGACTTTGTTGGCAAGAAAATGGGTGATCTAGCCGAAAAGCAAACAGCTGGCCAGTTAGGTATGATTGGTCAAAAAGTTCTAAACGCCGGCAAGAGTAATTTTGTACGTGGAGCTATCTCCGGTGCTACTGGTGGGGCAGTCGGTGGCGGTATGGCCACTGCTCTCGAAGGTGGCAGTCTTGGTGATGTTATTGGTAATGCTATGTCTACGGCTGGCTCTGGAGCTTTGCAGGGTGGTATTTCTGGCAGCGTTACGGGTGCCATAAGAAATGCTAAGGATCTTGCTGTTGATAAAATAAGAAGTGCATATGTAGATGGTAAATTACCAATTCCACAAACAGATTTAACACCTAATGCAGGAGTTAAAAGAAGACTGGAATCATCGTTTGAGAATGGGCTTACTGGTGATTTTGAGGAGGGAAAAAATTGGGTTGGAAGATTAAAACCAGATGATGTGTCAACTGCTAATAATATCCAGAATACACTTGGGCGACAAAACATTAATGAAGATGGAAATATATACTTAGACAACTACAATGCAGCGGAGCATGCACAAAAACGTTTTGCTGAAAATCCTCAAAAGAATACACCAGAAAACCTAGCAAATACCGCATATAATGCCATGTTTGGAGATGGAAAAGAAATATTGCCGAATAATTCATCAAATCCGAATTCGGTAGCGTTTATAAATAAAAACACCCCTAGTGGAATGACTCCAATAGGGCTAAAAAACGGTAAGAATGAGATTCTGAGTGTAATACCACAGAATAAGCGTAAACTAAATAATTTTGAAAATACAGTAGAGGGCCCAGAAAAGGGTCAGGCACCCGATTTATTGGGTGCCGCCACTGATAAGATATCACAAAATAGCAAAAATATCAATAGTAAAACCTCTACCGCTGGGCAATTACGACTAAAAGCCGCCCAGGCACTACTCGACCAATATGGAACTATCGACAAGCCAATGGCGCGTTCTGCAAATGCACTAGAGAATGTGCAAAAAGTAGCCGATGCTGGTTTTGTTAAGCCTGCTGAGGTTGAAAATATTATCAACAATATCACTGGAGCGAATGGTAAAGTTACCAAACTTACTCAAAAGCTAATATCTACGGCTAAGCCAGTCGACACTAGTTCAGATATTAATAAAATCATCGATGAACAGATTGCCTTGAATGGTCTCTCTGGTACTTCAGACGAGAAGGCAGTTCGTGCCTCAATTGACGCTCAACTTAACCGATTACCATCAAGACGAGAAGGTTCAATTACTGGATTAGACCAACCAGAAGATGTTTTTGATACTATTAAAGCGCTTGAGAAACGTTCGGCCGATTTGAAGGGTAAGTCTGGCAATAATTATCGCATGACTACCCCAGAGCGAGGGGATAAAGCTAACGTGCTTGATTCGATCACTGACGTGCTTAAAGATAGGCTATATGGCGGAGCAAATATTGAAGGAGTACTTACACCAGAAGTAGCGAGCGAACTTAAAAGTTTGGCTCCTAAGAATGAGAAGTGGGCGAACTATGTCGATAATACAATCATGAAATCTGGCGATGTTGGAGAGTTGCGCAGCACGGTTGCGCCATTCGTTAATATGGGTAAAATCATTGATAACCAATATATGAATTACGGTACTCCTGGTCAGCGCGTCGGAGATGCCGCAAATGAAGGTCGCAGAATCGCCGGCATGATATCAAAAACTCCAGTTCTTGGCAAGTTATTAGGTGACATTGCGAGCTCTAACGTGGCAGACCGTGTAAGAGCGAAAGCCTATAATTACATGGCTGATCAAGCAGAAGCTAAAAGTAACCCTGCCAACCTATCTACTACTGCTTCAAAACAATCAAAAATCCCAGACAATAAAATTGCCAACCTTTCATCTTTACTGCTTGGTAGAGAAGTAATCCCACAGACTGCATTAAATATGATTGGTCGTGGTGTAGGTAATGATAATGCATATAAAGTGCAAGACGCACTACAACATCCAGAGCTGAATGAGGATGAAAGCCAGGCTAAGCAACAACAATATATGCAGGATTATGGATATAATCAGGGTGGCTATGATGGCAATACTCAATATGCACAAAACGCTATTCATGGCAGCGCAATGGGAGGTAATACTGCACAGAATACCGTGAATATGATGGGTGGAACACCACAGGGAGACTCTAATAACCCAATTACCGGACAATTAACTAACATAGGTAATGCAATGCAACTTGCACTTAATGCTGGAGATATTACCTCTTACGCCAAGTTAGCTGGTATCTACAGCAACATTCTTGATGTCTATAAAACTCAAGAAGCAATCTTTAGTCCACAAGCCAAACCAACCAAGCTAACGGATTCACAGAAGAAAGCTAATGTAGCTATGGACCTTCTTAATAATCTTGAAGGGCAACAAGCTAATATTGGCTCAGCAGTAGCAGATGTGCCGATTATTGGCGGTATTATGAATTTGGGCGGAAATGAATATAAAAGCTCAGCAGAGGCACTTGAGTCTGCCTTAGGTTATTTACAGTCTGGCGCACAAATAAGTGAGAAAGAACGAGAATCAATCCGTAGAGCCTACATTCCACAGTGGGGCGATAGCGAAGCAGTTAAGAAACGAAAGTTAGCAGCTGCAAGGCAGGTTATTCAGAACTTTGCTAGGGTAAATACAGAAGATTAATTATCTCCACTGGACGAGAACTTCGTCTCTTAAGATGCCTTGATCTGTCCATTCCCAGCCATAACTTCTTGCCATATTGCCTAATCCATCGTTCCCTAAGAATAACGGAAAGCGACAAACCTCTAATTCAGAATAACCTTTTTCAGGGATATCGAAACCATAATATATTCGTACGCAAGGACCGTCTATATCCTTATCATGGTCAAGTGAAATTAGCAAATCTACGTCTCTGTCCTTATTGTCTTCGAGACGGGTATACCATAAAACTTGCCGTATCCTAGGGTTAAGTAATTTTATGCTTTTGGTGAAACTATCCTGACTAATAATCAGCTCGTCATTTGATAGATAAATTAATTTACACAATTCTAGCATTTGCTTACTATTCTTTTTTGCGATACTCAAGCCGTCCTTAAGAGTATTTGGTCTTAGATAAATAGTATATTCAAAAGATGAAGGTTTTTTCATTATTTTTGACTCCTTATCTAAATAATATCATAAATAAATTTGCTGCCGCTTCCTTCGGGTTATGTGCTATAATAACCATAATGGCGATGTGATAGGAATCAAAATGGATTCTTTCGAACATCCAACATCTCGAGACGTGGCCAAACGAACTTTGCGTGACCTCGTCGATATTCTATCGAATTACTATACTTTAATTGATCTTGAAAAAGACCAATCGGAAAAAGATAAGCTCATTGAAATGGCTGCTGATACTAAAAGCCACATGGACTTTTTGCAAGACTACCTCTCAAAAGAAGAGGAAAAAGAAAAAGGACCCAAAAAAGAAAATTCAGCCAAAAACACTGATATTTTTGAGATTTCTTTCTTAGGCGGATTAGATCCAAAAATCAAAAAGAAAGAAGCTAAAAAATGACCAACGGCCTCAGGACAATTAGGATGAGACCATTAAATCGCGGCTGCGTAGAAAAAATTGTGATTATTTTTACTGACGAAAATTGTCAGCCAATTACTAAAGCTGGCAAAGTTTTGTATTTGACAGCGAAGAAGAAACAGTGGGATTTTGATAAAGAAGATACTTCTGCATTATTTAAGGTTAAGGGTGTAATCGATCCGGCTGAAACCAATAGGGTAGTTTTTAATCTCACGGAAAAAGATACATATTTAGGCGCTGACAAAACTTATTTCTGCGATATTGTCGAAACCGATTCGGATGGATCCTCAAACGCCAGAAGAGTATTCCTTGGCTCATTTGATGTGGTTGGTGGGGCGAACAATAAGCAGGCAGGAGATAATCTATGAATGTGATTCACTCAATCGAAGATAATGACTCTCAAATCATTCATGTTTCAGTTAATTCGAATGATCGCGGTGCTACTGGTGAAAAAGGTGAGAGTATTGTTAATGTTAAAATAACAGACGCTAATCGCCTAGAGGCCACCTTAAGCAACGGGCAGACTATTGACGGCGGCGCAATCCCGGCAATTAAGACTAGGCGTATTTTTATTGCTGATATGGATGGAATTAAACGAACCTATATTTTGCCTCTCAATGTCGAATCTTCTCAAGTTTCTTATATTCTAATGAACGGAGTAGTGTACTCGGATGGCTATGTGTTGCAAAGCGGTGAAATCACCCTTAACTACGACGATTTACCAGCTGGCCGGTTAGAGATAGTGCTTAATGATAATTCTAGTAGTAGTGGTGGTAATATTTCCATCAATGGTAAGACTGGAGATGTTAACCTAAAGACCATCAATGGAGCAAATCTTGATGGCGACGGAAATATTGAGCTGGCAACGCTCGATGCATTTAATAATGAAGTCCGCGACAGAGAAAAAACCGATAACGAGTTTCGAGACTCGTTAAGTAATCACGCGACTAGAATTAGTAATAATGAAAGTGCTATCAATTCACATAGCGATAACTTATCATCGCTCAATGCAAATATTTCAAGTGTCAATAATCAGATGACAGTATTGAATGATGACGTGCATGAAGTTTATGAAAACTATGTTCCAAAAACTCGTAGAATCAACGACAAATTCCTATCGCACGATATGAGATTAACCGCTGATGATGTTGAAGCCCTGCCAATTACTGCTGGCGCAACTCACCCTGTTCGCGGAGAATTGGTGGTAAATGGTCATATTACTGCAGAAAATGCTACTCAAGATAATCACGTAGTCACTAAGGCACAACTTGACGCCAAAGTTGCAGAGGTTGTAAACTCTGCCCCAGAAACTCTAAACACATTAGAAGAGTTAGCTAAATCTCTTGGCGACGATCCAAATTTCGCCACCACAGTAGCTAACAGAATTGGGGCAGTTGATAAAAAAGTTGATACTGAAGTTAGTAAATTATCAACTAAAGTTGAAGCCAATACCGAGGGCTTGAAGAGTGTGACTCAAAAGGCAACCATAAATTCAACGAATATATCATTACTGAATTCCACTGTTGCTACGGACAAATTGTCGTCTGATATTCAATTCTCTAAGGTCGCAAAAGAACAATCTGACCAAAATTCCCTCATCTCCGACATCTTGAACGCATTTTCAAAAGAATCTGAAAAAGGCACGAACCTCAAGTTTAATTCTTCCGCTACTAAGGTGCTGGGGATGAGTATTTATGGCAACCTAGGACAGAAGAAGTATACAGGTAAGAATATTACCAGACCTCTATATTTTTCAGACTTATTTATTACTCGTATCAATACGGAGACGGGCTTCATCGTGAAGAGAGGTAATAGCGATAAGCCAAGTATAGGGGCTTATTCTATCGGGCATCGGGCAGACCGAAGGATGTGGAATAATATCGTTTCCCAGACAGACTTGGTGCTATCATTCTCGGTTCGTAGCTTAACCAATCAAAAGTTAAACTTCAGCTATCGACTTGAACCTTTACCATACAATAATATTCAGCTCACCACTAGTTGGCAAAAGGTTGTATACAAAGTACCAAAAAGCAATGCTAATAACTTCGCCGCGTTTATTTTCTACGCTTCAAACCTAGACATGACAGACCCGAACTGTGGATTCGAGATTAAAGATGTCCAGATTGAGGCTGGCACGGAAGCGACAGATTATGAACCGTACGTTGGAAGTGTATTACCGAATGGTTTTGCTAACCTTTTTGATGAATTCTCCAATCTGCCACTAAGTAGAGACGGTGTTAACTTGTCTGATCAGAATGGCGTGTTGAAGTTAACTGGTCAGCCAACTGTAGATTGGATTCCGTTAACTTCTCGTAATATCACAAGTTTCCTGCAAGATAAGCAAACATATACAGTATTCCAGCCGAATATTTACGGTGTCAAGTTATACCCAGAAGTCATCACCCAAAGAAAAGACGGTGGACCGTCTAAGTCGTGGAACGGTCGAAACGCCAAAACATTCACTTTCACAGTGGATTTCGATACCTACAGCTCATACAGTATGAAGCTCCAAATGGGTCCGAAGGCCACATACTCAGAGCCGATTACTTTTTATAACAATTATGCCCTATTTGTCGGCAATTATAATGAGAACAATCTCCCTGAATACTCGCCATATAATACACCACTAGTTAATCCAAGACCACAGTTGCCACAGGTGGTGAATGAGTTGAATGGCAGTAATATTAGTGTAATTAGTAAGAATTTATTGAAACCTACAAGATTGACATCCAATCAAATGTACTTAAATACCACGCCGAACCCTGATGGCTCGATTACAGTTCAGGGCGAGAATAAAAATTTCTGGGGGATGAATATTACATCTGATTCAGCTTGCCCTAGAATCGAACAAGGCACGAAAGTTACGATGTCGATTGATAAACCATTACCATACAAGCTTACGTTAAGTTGCTGGACAGGTACAGGTGATACATTGTCCCAATTCCCACTAATAATAATCAACGCTGGCAGTACATCTGCGACTAGTGTAGCCAAGTATACAGTATTATCTGGACACTTATACCTCTCTCTATCCGAAATTGGTAAACAAATAAATGAGACCTTTAAGGTTCAACTAGAGTACGGCGATACGGCTACTCCATTTGTTAAGCATGAGTCTTCCGAGTTCACAATTCCGTCTGGTCTCAATATCTACAAGCTCACCGATACTGTCTATGATGAGATTAAGTTAGAAAATGGTGTTGCTAAGATGATTAAGAGGGTCGGCAAACTAGAGTTGAGTGGAGAGGAATACTTCAGAACTATTAACACTGAGAACCCAGGTCAATTTTATGTTTATTCGAATGTTTTCGATACCTTAATGAAAAACTCAACAGCTGGTATGTGTACACACTTCGATATTGCATCAAATACAGTGTTAGCAGGCGTCAAAACTAATAAAACCGTCCTATCTGTGTTCTCGGATAATGGCAACGACCTGATTAGAATAATGTTCTCCGCCCCAGATGCACTCAATCTGAAAATCACAGATATTAACTCATTCAAGAATTGGCTAAAAGCTGAAAAAGCCAAGGGTACACCTGTCACCGTATATTACGAGATGAAGACCCCGACAGAAGAGCAAATCACAGACCAAGCTATACTAACCCAACTAAATAAACTAATGGAAACGAGAACATATGATGGAATAACGAATATTTCTGTAACAGGAGAGGGGTTAACACCTGAGATTAAGGTTAAGTATATGAGGAAGATAGGAGAATAAAATGGAAAATAAAATTGACCCTAAGCAAGTCAGGGGCCTTGACCGTAATCTCGAAAAAATAGAAGCCATTGCTGATATTCGCGATATTGACACTGAAACATTGAAGCTTGAGAACCACACATTAAAAGTAATCGCCTCAAGTTCTGGGCAAGTCACGAAGACGTACGTTGACGATCTCGCAAAGAGCACGCAGAAATACATGGATGGGAAGATAGATAGTCTCTCATCGGTTGCGACCACTGGTAATTACTCTGACTTAAAAGGGAGCCCAGCATTATCACGCGTTGCGACCACAGGTCAATTCAACGACCTAGAGGGGATTCCTACACTCGGTAATGTCGAAGTGGTAGAGACTATTAACGACCTACCAGAGAATGGTGAGGACGGTACTACATATCTGGTTAAGCAAAATGTAACGGCTAGACTATTTGTAGACATTTTTTACCCAGTCGGCACATATTATGAAACATCTAATAGTAACTTTAACCCGAATATTATGTGGGGTGGGACATGGGTTGAAGATACAGATGGCCGTATGTTAATTGCACAAAACGACGCTACCTTTAATACGGTTGGTAAGGTTGGCGGTGAAGAAAAACACACACTAACTATAGATGAAATGCCAAAACACCAACATAAAATGAGTTTGGCAAATTATAGTGGCACAGACAATGTATCGGGTGTCGTGTGGTCGCCAAATACTACAAAAAAATATACTTATTCACAAGATATGGTCGAACCAGTTGGCGGAGGCCTAGCTCATAATAACATGCCACCATATGTCGTGGTTAAACGCTGGCATAGAACAGAATAAGAGAAAGGAGGAGTTATGATAGGTAATAAAAAAGACCCTGTTGGTGCGATACCATACTACTATAAGAACGGAAAATGGTATGCAGGAATAGAAAAGAAACCTAATAATTTATCGACAGTAGCAAACACTGGTAGTTATAGCGATCTAACAAATAAGCCGATTATTCCTAATCGATATTCTAGTACCGAAGCCGTCGAGGTTGGTACATGGATTGACGGTCGCAAAATCTACCGTAAAGTTTATTCTGGAAAAGGTAATGTGCCACTAGAGGTTACGGTTGACAGGTGTGCAACTGTTATTGATATGCGAATGGTTGTTAAGAATAAAGCAAATAATGGGTCTTGGAGAACCGTGCCTTGGCTATATGATACGGCAGACAATAGCTGGGTTGCGGGGTTTTATCTAGACTCTCTACGTAGCGTCGTGGTAATGCAGTTAAAAGAGAATATGCGTACCGCATATTGGTGGCACTTTATTATTGATTATTGTATTGAAGCGGAGCAAGGATAGTATTTATGAAGATTAATTGGCTGAACTTAATCACTTGGCTACTGCTATTGATGATATCAATTGTGTCCATAGCAATATTGATTCGTTTTTGGATTTTGGTCCCTGGTTTAGTTTTATTGATATTTTTGATTTTAAGAAAGGAGATAAAAAATGAGTAATTCAAATCTAGTAACAAGGTGGTGGCCAGCCAACCTTACTAACTACACCAAAGGTCGTGAGGGCAATAAAATCCAAGGCATTGTAGTACATCATGCAGCCTCAACTTCACTTGATTCTATTGGCGCAGCATTCGCTCGTGCTGGACGTAATGGTTCTGCACATTATGGTGTGGGTGGCAATCAAGTACATCAGTATGTAGACGAAGCTGATACTACTTGGCACTGCTCTAACTGGTGGGGTAATGTTAGGGCGGTCGGCATTGAGACAACTAACTCCACTGGTGCACCTAACTGGGAGATTGCACCAGATACATTTGAAACACTTGTGAAGTTGGTCGCAGATATCGCGAAACGTAATAATCTTGGCAAACTCTGGATTAACCCTAAGGCAGATATGCCGGTTTTATCCGGTCATAAAGACTGGTACGGCGCCGTCACTGTTTGTCCGGGGCCATCACTCTACCCACGACTTCAAGAAATCGCAGATCGTGCTAATGCAATTAATTTTCCGCCAGTAGTCGAAGTAAGACCAGTAGTAGCCTGGGTTGATATCGAACCACTATCACTTAAGGCTAAAGAAAAAATTGATATTCTTGATCTTGATACTAGAGCAGATAAAGGCGATATCCAGGCAGGTATGGTTATTAGTAATCTAATCCAAGAGACGACTGTGAATGGTAAAAAGTATTACCGTACCCTGTACTCTAAGACCAAAGGTTTCAATAATGGTATTTTAGCCGAAGCATTAGAGCCATTTACTATGCCAGAGACATTAGACTCAATCATTAATGGCGAAGCTAGAGAAACGGATGTAGAAATCAAAGTCCCGACCATAGAAGAAAGCCGACCTATTACCGAAAAGGAAGTTAAGAAAGAAGCGAAAAAAGACGATGGATTTGGTGACGACTTAGCGCCAGTACCAGGAGTTAAGCCTGGTATGAAGCCAGAAGAAGTTCAAAAATTAATTGAGGAGCATAAGAAAAATATGGAAAAAGCAGAAGAAATTATCGGAGAAGTGAATAAAGATATGGAGTTTTCACCAAAAACCAAAATGATTGTGTACTTACTGGGGGACCTACTGATTATTGCAGGAACTCAGGCACCACTTGTGGTTGCACTTATTAATACCACTGATGCTGTGACATTCGGCCAATTACTTGGTCAATTGCTATTGTCAACTGGAACAATGCTTTTGTTTACATTTAAGCTGTTAAAAAAGAAAGATAAATAAAATGCGGATTGCGGTGGAAGACATTACAACGTTTATTTCTGTAATCGCTGGTGTGATTACTGGCCTCGGTATTATCGCCAAATTCTTAGACAATATGATGAAGAAGTGGGTGACTAGCTTAGTAGATCCTATTAATAAAAAGATTGAAGATTATAATAGCGAGATGATTCGGCTACTCGAGAAGAATAGCCAAGAGATTCGTAATGTTGATTTATCCCAATGCAAAAACTTTATATCCCGATATTTAGCAGATATGGAGCGAGGACAAGATCTCACGGAGATTGAATATGAGCGATTCAATGACATTCTAGAACACTATGACGGAATTGGTGGTAATTCATACGTCCATAGAAAAATCGACAAATTAAAAGATCAGGGTAAACTGTAATTAAAACATAGGTATGGTGTTAGGTTAAAAAGAACCTCATGAGAGAGGTCCTTTTTTTTCGGTTTTTCAAAAAATTTCCAAAAATCCCAATGAAAAAGATGACATAATAAAACATAAAAATTTATGTTTTTTATCAAAATTATTTTACAAAAATATACCATTGAGTTATAATTAACTTACAAACATTTCATTTGTGAAAACCCCTCTGAAGCTTCGGCTTTCGAGGGTTTTTCTTTCCCCAAAATAAAATGATTTATTTAGGGAATTAACAATGTCAGAAAAAAGAATTGAAACTTTACGAAATTGTCTTGGCAAGGCGTCTAAATTAATTGTCGAGGATGATTATCTGCCTATGTTTAGGAATCGTCAAATCCACTTCAAAAAAGAATTTGAAGAATCGGTAAAATTAGCTAAAAAGAAGAATAATCCGGAGCATTATTTTGCCTCGATTTGGTCTTGTAAGTCTCTTAAAAAGACGCTTGAAATGATTCGTAGAATGATTTATCACGCGATCGAGAAAGCACGCGAATATCAAGCCAATATCGAGAGAGTTAAGGCTGAAGAAGACGTTAAAAATAACTATAACCCTAATGGTCGAGCGAGACTAATCGCGATGCTTAAAGACCGTGGTAAAAATTATAGTAATATTTTTGGCCTTTAATTAAAAATACAGTTCAAAATCCATGGGGGTTGCTTTTTAATTTCCAAAAATAGCCAAAATTGTAATTTTTTTGCAATTTTACGTAAATTTGGAATTTTATAACGCTTTTTATGACCTAGTTTGAGCTTTTTGGCTATATCAGACCGTTTTATTGGTCCAGATATCACTAGAGGCAGTGAAGTTTTAACTAAAATTAGTCTATATAGATATTTAATTTAATATTTAATAAAAAGAATTCTATATAGAACAAATTAATAATTTTAAGAGGAGGTAGGAAAGAAAATGGGAGAGTATGAAACTAAGCGAGGCTTTTACTAACTATAGGGAGATTGAGGTGATATCAAGAGGATTATCGCCGAAGACACTGGAATCTTATATCTATGCAGAGAAATTAGTTATTGAGTATTTTACAGACACCGAGGTTAGAAATATTACGCCTCTTGATGTATCTAAATTCTATCAATATTTGTGCAGTTTCCAGAGACCGGATACTGCAAGAGGGAACATCATCTGTTTTAGATCAGTTTTAAGGCGCTGCGTGCGTAAGGGTTGGGCTAGTATTGATGTAGAAGACATTAAAATACCGAAACGCGAGAAGCGAGTTGTGAATTATCTCACGGAATCAGAAATGGAGCGATTTATCGGAGTAGTTAGTGCTAAATATAAGGGTTATTCTAGAATTAATCGTTTAAGAAATACCGCAATCGTTAATCTTTTCTATGATTCAGGCATTCGCGTCAGTGAATTATGTTTATTAAACCGTAATAGCATTAGAGAGCGTCAATTTACAGTTATAGGTAAGTCTAAGAACCCTAGAATCTGCTTTATTACTAGAAAAACAGAGGAAGCTATCGCGGAATATTTAGCTGAACGCAGTGATAATGAAAGAGCGCTTTTTATTGCAACTCAAAACGGAAAGAGAATTACATCGGATACGGTTAGAAAGATATTTCAGAACGCTTGTAAACGTTCAGATTTTATCAATGTTCATCCGCATACAATCCGGCATTCTTTTGCTACAAGACTCTTGGATAAAGAAGTAGACCTCAGATATATCGCGGAGTTAATGGGTCATGAGAGTCTAGATACAACTAGGATTTATACGCACATTTCAAATCCAAAATTGAAGAAAATCTATGAAAAAGCTCTTGCAATTTAGTAAGCATAGGCATATAATGAGATTATTAATAAACGCACCTTAAAATCTGTCTAGTGATAAAATCATGATGACAGTGTGATACGAAAATGCTCTGTGTGAGCAAATTAATATCATTTAGGTGCGCTTCCTTGCCAAGGAAGAGGTCGAGAGTTAGAGTCTCTTAGCTCGCACCATATGAAATTGCTCACACAGAGCATTTTCGTATCACACTGTCATCATGAT